ACATCTGGATATCTATAATCATCAATATCTACCGTAACACTGTCAGCTGTTTTAAAATTAGTCCAACTAGAAGAGTTTAAACCTGCCGCGTCAGCATGATTTAAAAAATCACTTCCTAAAGAATTAGTTACAGATAAATTATCTATAGTATTCTGTATATCGGTGCCTGCAACTGATCCAGGCGCATTAGATGTTATAAGAGCATATATGACATCATATTGAGATACGTCTATATTTTCTGCTGTTTGAGTACTTGATACACCGTTCCACTCTAAAAACGCTATATCAAAAATATCTTCAGAGGCATTTGCAGACGGTGGTATTGATGGTCCGCCACCAAAACCATCTGCACCAAGCGAGTTAACATTCATATCGCCTTGCTGTGTGCTTAATCCAAATCTTAAAATACCAGCCACTTCGTCTCCAGTTATTGCGTTACCAACGCCGTCAGCTGATAGCGTAATAAAATTAATACCAGTTACATCTATAGCTTGCCATACAGCAGGAGAAAAGTCAAAGCCGCCTTTGTGGTTAAATTTTAAAACACCGTCTTCAACCGCTGCGCTTTTAGCAGTATATTGGTATTCATTGAGTGAATCAGAAAAATCTGAATTTAATATTAAATTTTCATTAATAGGAAAATCATATTCTCCAGTACTAAGCTGCTTAATTTGAAAAGGATTAGACGTGTGTCTAGTAGAATACAACGGGTGTTTAATACCTACGCGGTCAACTCTAGATATCTTTGTGTAATTTACGTAGTCGTGAGGTAACACCATTACAAGACTTGGTGGTACTTCTATCTGCTGTGATTTTAAAGATTTAAAAGTGTCGAACGACAACTCAGCTAAAGCTCGTTGGGCATGAAACGCTATGTCTGCTCTTTTTACTTTTGGTATAACTTTGTCTTCTCCAACATATATCATTTGAAACTGATTTATTACATCGTCTAATGATACAAATTGATAATTACCAAAGTCGTTACCTTGATAATATTCTTTGTGCGTAGTTCCGTTTAATAAACCCATTTATTATGCTTTTTCTTGTTGAATAGTTGATACTTCTTTTTGACCTGCAACTTGTGATAGGTTAAAATCTTTTATAGATACACCAGCATATTGCAATATTTTTGTTACAAGATTTTTTTCTTCAGACGAGTGTAACTCAAAGTTACGCATATCGCTTGCAGATGGGTTCCATAACGCTTTTGAATCTACAACAATGTATGTCCAGTTAGGCGAAATTGGTTTTCTTATGTAATCTATACGTGTGCTATCATAATTAGAAACATAATCAGGTGATCCATAAATAAAATTACTTGATCTATAAAACACAGGGCGGTTTACAGGTGGTGACATAAGTCTTGACATATGAAGCATATCATATTCTTTTTTACTAACTTCTTCGGCTGTATAAAAATTTCCAGTTGCAGCCTCTCTATATCTTACAGCCTCTAATCTATATACGTTTGTATTGATGTTTGCCGACTGTTGATTAACTACCCTGAACATAGATATTTTTTCTTCAACAATATCACGTAGATCTGAAGAAGCTGTTTTGTTACCTACTGGTGCCCTTAAAAATTGATTGAGGTCATAAAAATATTGCTCAAATATTTCGTTTTGAGCCTGGTTGGCGAATAAGTTGTACTCCTGTGGAGTAATATAACCTCTTTGTTCCTTGTTAGCTAATGCTAAAACTGTTTGATATACTCTATCTACACTTACTGCCATAATTCGTTATTTATAGTTAGTGACCACCCCGAAGGGTGGCCGCCCAACTAAGTGATTATTAATTTAATCGTTTTTCTATATTGGAATAAACATCCATACCTTCATCAGTCTTAAACCAAGCGGCAAGGGCTGAGTAAGGGTGTTCATCAAAAGGAATTGTCATAAGTTTTCTATCGTTGTTTGCCCACAAAAAGTGACGTTGATCGTTAGATAGCTTTAATATCCCTAATTCTGTTGCTTTAATACCGAAGTTTCTTAGTACAACGTTTTCATCATTGACAAGTTCTAAGAACAACTCAGGATTTCTTTTAGCATATACTAATAAATCTCGTTTAAGCTCCTTAGAACTCATGTCTGACACTCTAGAGCCAACTTCTACTCTTAACACAGCTTCTGCCATATCAATATCAAGTGACTGAGCAGCGTTTAAAGCCTCAATTTCCATTTCAATACTTGCTACTTCATTTGAAGCAAGAGCTTCCGGCTTGTACTCGCGATATACTACGTCTTTATGAGGGTGGTATAAAGACAACATTTTTTGAAGAACTGTTTTTTCTTTTGGTACGTGAAGATAACCGCCTCTAAATATAATATGAGCTAATCTTTGATCACCTTGCATTTCATCAACAAAAGATGTTCTTTGATTTTCACAGTATTTAAGTTCTCTTTCGTAACCTTTTTCTTCATCAAACCAATAAACTCCTGAAGATTTTAAAGTGTAACTTAAAGGCTTCATACCATTGAGCCAGTAAATTCTATCTTTAATTTCCCATTTAGGTTTTTTTGGTTCTTGTTTTACCGCAGCTTTTTTAGGCTCTGGCTTTGGAGCTGGAGCTTCAGCAACTACAGTTTCTATTTGAGGTTCTTCTACAACCTCTTGTGTTTTCTTTTTTGCCATAATATAATATAATAAAAGTTAATATAAAACTACCCCACCCGAAGGTGAGGTAGTTTCGTCAAATATAGTTTACTTCATCAACATGAAGTTGTTCGCGCCTTGTACAACTAAACAACGCTCAGACAGATAGTGAATCTGCATAGCATCAAGATCAGAAGTAACAGCACCTACTGAACCAGTAGTCCAAGTCTTCATACGACGGTTGTCAGTAGCAGAAGCTCTGAAACGTACGTGTAAGAATGGACGCTTAAGGTTACGACCTAAAGCTTGGTCATATACAGTAGATACACCAGCAGGGATAATAACCCCACGAACAGCATCGCTAGTAGCTCTGTCATTAATAGAACCACGAGTTGCTTTGTCGTTTAAGTAACGGAAGTCAGACTTGTAGAAGTCGTAAGATCCGCGACGGAAACCAGAGAAACCTAGGTTTAGAGCCATATCTTCAGAGTTATCAAATACTCCGTAAGAAGTACCGCCAGCACCGTAAGAATTCATTGAAGCAAGCATGTCATCAAATGCTAAAGATGTAGCACGGTTAAGGAATAACATATTTTCTTCAATAGCACCTTGTGAATCAAACTCAGCAAGGATAGCATCGAACTCAGCTAAGTCAGTAGCAGCGTTAACACCAGTTACACCAGTAGTTACATTACCACGATCTTTAATAGCAGCGAATAAACCTTCAGTACCTGAAATAGTTCCTAACGCAGCGTAATCTGTATCGTTAGTACCTCCAGCATCTACGATATGCGAAGTAGACGCTGTTTTCTCAGCTTCCATCATAGTCATCTCTAAGTAATCAGTAAAGCGTGAACGAGTTTCACCTTCAGCTTTTAGGTACCATAAGTAACCTGACTGACCAGCTTCACCTGAAATCTCTACCCAACCAATTTGAGAAGCGTCAGATCCAGAGATCTCATAAACGTCCTTCATAATAATTGGCTTGTTAGTAAATGACTTGTGAGTTGGCTTCACTGTTCTAGGAGAGCCAGTGCCAGATCCGTAAGAACCTTGACCAGTTACACCTTTCTTAAACTCAGAACCGATAACAAGTAATGTAGCAGCAGTGCTAGATCCTGTAGCAATAGCTGAATCATCATCAAAGTTCTCAACGCTATATGGTTGAGCTGTAATAGCTACACCATCAACTTTTGTTACGTGAGCTCTAATTACTTTACCAGCTACAGCAACAAGTACGATATCGTTCATACGAACACCGTGATTTGCGTCTACGTAATCTGGAGCAGAGCCTGAATTACCGTCAATGTCAGAAGTTACAGTGAATACAGAAGTTCCTGTATTTAAAGTACCTAACACAGAGATGTGTAAACGAGACTGCTCAGACCAGATAACTTGGTCAGCCGTCATTGATTCTTCAGCGCCAACTTGTGCTAGGAAACCTGAGATAGTACGTGGACCGAAAACTTCTGCTTCAGCCTCCATAAGATCTGGAAGGTATTGTTGAGCCCAACCTTTCGTGTCAGCGCTCGTAAAATCGATGTAGTTTGAATCAAGCGTTTGCTTCTGTGAAGCTGGTACGCTGTTCAAATTTCCACCTGGATTTGAAATTGCCATTTTTTCTTAATTTTTATTTTTTAATTTTAAATTTAAAAGAAGCAGAATCATCACCTAACGCACGAACTTTAATACCGCCAATTTCTGTTTCATTATGAGAACCTCTTGGATCCATATCAATATTCTTGGATCTTTTAACGTTTTCTTTGATAGCGTCGGCTTTACCTTGTTCGTAAAAATGTTGAGCGATCGCGTCAGCGTTCATAGCAGTGTACAGTCCTTTGTGATAACCCTTGGCGTCCTTCATAGTATTATTTTCGTCTAAAAACTTTTTAACGAAATTATTTATGTCGCTTTGTGTTTCTTGAACTGAGCCGGCGTCTTTAATGTTAAACCTATAAACTTTTTCTCCGACGTTATATTCAAAACCTTTGAACTTATCGTTGAACAGTCTTGCAGTATTCTTATCAAAAACGTCTTTTTGCTTTTTGCTTACGCGTTGAACTTGCTCTGTTTCTTTATTGTATCTGTTGAAAAAATCCATAGCCTTCTGTTGCTCAGGTGTGAGCTTACTTCCAGCTTTGATCTCTTCATAATATTTAGACTTTTGCCCGTCTAAGTAGGTCTTAGCCTCGGCAACTTGCTCTTTAAAGGCTAATTTTTTTCTTTTAATATCTCTATCGTCATCCATGTCTTCATCAAACGAAAAACGATCTTCAATAAGAAAGTTTATTTCGTCAGAACTTAGATGCGGTTTAGTTCTTTCATAGTATTCACGTAGCGCTTGTTGATCATCGAGTTTTGACGTATCTCTATTAAGGCGTACGTAGTCTTCTAAACTTCCACCAGTGTCTTCCATAAAGTCAACTAGCTTCTGTATATTTTCAGGTAGTTGTTTTCCGGTCTCTTCAGCTTCATCAAGAGCCTCCATAACCTCTTCTTTGGTTACGACCTGCTCTTCTGTATTTTCCTCATCGGTAACTTCCTCAAGGGCTGGTACCTCTTCGTTAACGTTTTCTTCTTGTGCAACTTCTTCAGTAGCTTCTTCGGTATTAGTTTCAGAGTCATTTACTTGTTCTGCTGGTTGATTTAAATCCACTTTGATTACGTCAGGATCGTCTGCGCTTTCAAATTTACTTAAATCTTGTTCAACCGTTTCTTCTGTAGTAGTTTCTTCTTGTTCTACCTCTTGGATCACCTCCTCAAGGTCTGTTTGGTTATTGTTTTCCATAATATAAAATATAAATTGTTATTTAGGTCCAAAAGCTTCTAAACCAAAGCCCTCTCCCATAGTATCATTACCTGCTGATTCAAACTTTTTAGCGGGTTTATTATTTTTTCTTTGATCAATCATTTCGCTTTGCTGTGAGGCTTGTATTTTAGTTCTTTCATCTTTACGATCCTCTTTCATACCCTCTCTTTTTTTAAGATTAGAAGACTCAGCGCTACGTAGCTGCATGTTATAATTAAACTCTATCTCCATCAACTGCTTTTTAGCTTCCATCTCTTGCTGTAGCTTTTGAGCCTCAAAACCTGCTTTAGCTTGCTCTAATTGTATTTGTGATTGAGTAATGGCTTGATTTTTCTGCAGTTCTATTTGTGCGGCTTGTTGAGCAGCTTGAGCATTAGACTGACTTTGAGCTTGAATATTTTCCATCTGCATTTGACGGTCTTTATCCATTTTTCTTTTTCTACGTATTTTTAAAAGTTGATTAGCTAGTCTAACACTTTTAACTTCACGTAAATCTATGGCATCTTCAAGATCAATATTCTGCTGCTGAATAGCCATTTGTATATTGTTTTCTAGCTTTGCTTTTTCTTCTTCGTCAGGCTCTAATTCAATGAATATACCAAAGTCATATAAATATAGCTCTGACATTTCTTTTAATGTAGCAACATTATGTACACCTATTGCTTGAGCAAACGCGTCTTTTGTAGGTGAATACTCTAGTATATCAGATATACGTAAAGAAAGCTTTTCAGCTGTTTCAGCTGTCAAGAATAAACCAGAGTTAAGTATATGTCTAGTTGCTGTATTTGAGTTTGCTGCGGCTAGCTTCTGTATACCAACTAACGCGTTTGAGTCAGGCATGCTACCATCTCTAGCTTCGTTAAGCCCAGTTACATCACGAATCATTTGTAGATAGTAGTTGTACGTACCTATTAGTGATTGCAATTTACCTCCTTTGCTACTAGAGTTTATTTCTTGTATTGGCACTTTACCAGGATTCATATCACCTTCTGACGTAAAGCTTCTACCTATAACACTACCAGTTTGAAAGAACATATTAAGCGCTTCTTGCGGGTTATAATTTGTGCCGTTGC